AAAAAACGCCCACACTCCTACCGAAACTGCTGTTACAATTCCAATAAGGTTCCTCATCGGCATAGAAATTGCCGTGCTATCTGAAATTTTCATTTTTAATTACAGTTAGATTTATCTAAATCTACAGGTTTGCCGTCGCTATGAAACCACACATAAGATGAAATTTTAGTTCCTTCTTGTGTATAGGTACATTTTTTGCCTACAGAGCAGGCGCTTAAGGCGAACAAGAAAATTAAAAGTATAAATATTTTATTCACATGCCTCACAGTCTTGTGTGCTGTCTACTACAACACCTTCCGGTTCTTTACAGTTACAGCTCTCGCACTTGCAGCCTTCGTGATCGGCTTCAATGCAATGACACAAGTGTCCACATTTTTTACAGGTTTTTTCCGTCATAATTACTTATAGTAGTCTTTCCAGAACCACTTGACAAATTTTTTCCACCAATTTTTAAGCATCTGTCCTCCATAATTGTGGAAGAATTTGTTAAATCTTCCAGTTAATGTGGGTTTTTAGAATGCTGCGAGAATTAAAATAACTACTACAACAGCTACTGCTATTGATATTTTTTTATGAGCTAATGCTAATGCCCATAGTTGTTTTACTTTTTCCATGTTTCCTCCTTATTTTATATCTCCCCAGTTTTTTCCTGACTCGTAGTCTACCTTATTAGGGACTTCAAGTCCAACAGCAGATTCCATGATTTCCACTATTTGTTTCGCTTGTTTATCATCTTTGACAGAAATGTCCAGTTCATCATGGACCTGGATATGGGGTATAATTCCTGCTCTATATAATTCTAACATTGCTTTTTTTGTCATATCTGCAGCGGATCCTTGTATTAATTTATTTAAAGCTTTGTAAGTATAGGCTCTTTTGATCCCTGGTCCGTGTTCCCTGAGCGCGTCTTCGTGAGGCAATGCCTTATGAATCCCGAATTGATTGGGCTCCCATAAATGGAACCTGCACAGTCTTCCAAGAAGCGTTCTAATTCTTCCTGAATCTTGAGCACGTCTCATGGTAGCATCCATTAACATTTTAACGAAAGGAACCTTAGCATGATATGCCCTAAATAATTCTTCCGCTTTAAGTTTACTCACTCCAAGTTCTGCTTGTAATTTATTTTTTCCCATCCCATAAAATAATCCTAAATTAATTGTTTTAGCTTGGAATCTAGGAATGCCTGCCATGTCCGCAACAATCTTATGAAAATCTGCGTCTGCATTTTTATAAGATTCTGCTACGTCATCTACTCCATACATCTGTTGCAGTGCAGCATAGTGTACAACGAGACGTGGTTCCTGTTGATTGTAATCGAAACAACCCCAGGTACATCCTTCTTCAGGAACAAATAAAGATCTGATCCGTGGTCCAAGGTCTTTGTTGCGTGCAGGAATTTGCTGGAGATTTGGATTGGCATAACTGAATCTTCCGGTTACGGTTCCTCCATTATCACCACGAAGTTGATTGATCTCTGCAAAGATCCGGCCTCGGTACGTATGTTTTAAAATAGTATCAATGAATGTAGTGTGGGCTTTATTAATCTCTCTCGCGTTAGCAATTTTTTTAACAACTGGATCAGGATGATGAGTTAGGAAATTTTTAGTAAAACTTGGCGCTTGTGTTTTGATGGTACGATCATACGTAAGTTTACGTTTATCAAAAACCTGAGCAATGGATCGTGCGGCCCAGATCTGTACATCGATTCCTGTTTCTTTTTTTACTTCTGTTAGTAATTTTTTCTCTTGTTCTACTAACGTTTTCTTTTCGTTCTCGGCTTGTGCCTGATTTACACGTACCCCGAGAAACCTCATGTCCACAAGACATGGAAATAAATCCGATTCTAATTGCCAAATGGATTGAATATCTTGATGTGCAATCTCTTTTTTTAATTCTTGCCACAACTTATAAGTTAATTCTGCATCTTTTTCAGCGTAGGAGCCAACATACATTGCAGGAAGTTTATACATTTCTGCTTTAGCATCAACACCCCATTCTTTTGCGGCTGCATAAAGAGCAGCCTCATCTTTTCCCTGGCCTAGATAACGTTTAGAACAGTTATTTAAATCATAACGCAATTGATTTTCATCCACGAGAGCGGATGCAATCATGGTGTCTATAATTCTTCCTCTAATAGTAAAACCCTCAGAACGTAGCCAACAAACGTCATAGATAGCATTATGAAAAATTTTACGAGCGTTGCTGTTTAAAACTTCTTGGAGCCATTTTTTTACGATTCCTTTATCCATATTGCCACCGCCTTCATGAGCGATAGGAAAATAGCCTGTCCAGGTTTGAGTAGCTACTGAAATTCCAACAATCTTTCCATTTTTTACAATAGAGCCGGATCCCATAGCATGATTTAAATTTGGATCTTTGGTTTCTAAATCAATTGCGATTTCATATTCGTGGCTTAAATCCGGAAATTGTTCCGGGGGTACCCATTCCGTTTGCGGTTTAAATAAAGGATATTGTAAGCTCATTTTTTTAATGTAAATCCTGCTGGTAGGGGTTTAAGATGAGCATCGTCTGCATAGTCTCTTTCAATTGCCATATCAATATAATGTTTAGCTTTTAATAAATCTTGCTTTTGTCCTTTCTGTTTGTGTCTGCATAAATACTTTATAGCATTTCCTTCGGCAAAAGGAATATTATTTTTATTAATAAATTCACTTGGTTGAATTTTCATAGAAGCATAGTGGCTCCCTCCTATTTGTTTTTTATAAGTGTCGCTCATAATAGATAACTTTTGTAAACATCTTTCGGTTCTACAATATGTAAATGTTCCTTGGTCCGTGTTGCACCTACATAGAACAATCGATTAACATCATCGGGTCTTTGTTCATATTCTCCATAGGTACGCCTTGTTAAATCTGTTAGAAGAACAACGTTTTCACATTCCCCTCCTTTGGCACCATGGATTGTAGAAAGCACAATTCGCGGTGCCTGATTCAGTTTTTCTCCATTTTGTCGCATCTTTCTAATATAAGAAACTCGTCTAAAAGGGGCTTCATCTAAAGCTTCATACCAAACCTTATCCGTTCTTAATCCAAATGTATTGTAGCAATCTTTTAAAGTATAAAAAGAATTCTTATCCATTAAAGCTATTTCCTGCTTCTGTATGTTGGTGGGACTCATATAACTATATATTTGAACAATAGAAGCATAGTCTAGAGTAGCCCCTTTTCTCCATTTTTCCCAATCCGTTATTGCCTGATATAAATCAGACTCATATCCTTTTTTATATTTATTAAGATAAAAATACCCCTTTTGATAAAGCACTTCTTCTAATTCTTCTAATAAGGATCGTGTTCGAGCGAGAATTAACCATTCTCCTTTAGACATATCAATTTCTCTAAAATCAGAATACATAGAAACTTTTCCCTGTTTCATTTTAGGTTTCCATAATTTTGGAATTCGTGTGTTAACTTTACCTATTATCTTCATTGCCATCTCATGAATTTTAGCTGGAATACGATAGGATTGAACAAGATTAATAAATTTCCCCTTGAGGGCAATAAAACTATCTACATCTGCGCCAGCCCATTTAAAGATAGCCTGGTCGTCATCACCGGCTACATAATTATTCTTTGTTTTATTCCAAATGGTTTTAACCATATCCCATTGCATTAAAGAAAGATCCTGAGCCTCATCAACAAAGACTACATCAAAGTGAGGAGAAGCATCGGATTTAATAAATTTTAAAATCATGTCGTTAAAATCCACTAAGCCATATTCTTTTTTGTATCTTTCTAGTTCCCCTTCAATAATTTTAAGTTTATCAAACTCAACATCCTGCGTATGTTCTTTTAGATCGTATTGTTTTTCGAAGGAAATATTTCTTAGTTTTGCCAATTGAATAATTCTTAAATAATCACTTTTGGTAGAAAAAATTCCATTCATCTCTTGATCATTTTCTTCATAGTCTACTGGAAAACCAAGTTTGTTTCCTAAATCTGCGTAGTGTCTTTTTTGCATTACATTTTGTTTTTGAACACCGAGTCTACGAAATGCCAAAGAATGCAGCGTTCTAAAATAAGGTAGGTCATCCTCACTTAAATTAAATTTTTCCATGGCTCTATCTCTTGCTTCGTAGGCAGCTTTTTGAGTGAAAGCAAAATAGCCTATTCTATTTGGATCGGTTTGTTTTAGATATTTATCTACGAGATTTAAAAGAGTTGTAGTTTTTCCTGTTCCTGGTGGGCCAAGTACAATGGTTTTCATTTATATCTCCTAAAAAAATTTCTCCATATAGCGGAACGTATAATAGATACGACAGTAAAGATTAATGCAATACCCATTGTGTCTAAAATTGTAGGATGGAGCCCGAAGAGCGGAAAAATGGTCAACTGTATGATGATAGCCAGGACGAATCCTGAGCCCACATCAATAATACTTTCTATAAAACATTTTTTAAGCATTAAAAGGGTTCCTTGGGTTTTAGTTCTTTAGATTTATAATCGTCTTGAGATTTTTCAAATGAATTAATAATAGTAACGGTAGGTCGATGTTTACCAATTGTCATTCGATCCGTTGTACAACCACATTCTTCTTTTAACATTTGACTTGTTTCTTGAAATTTAACATCCCATCTTCTTCTTTGTAAAAATCCATAATAAAAAGAATCAAATAAGAAGTAATGTTTTCCTTCTTTTGTGTAGACACTTCCTTTTTTAATATCTTCTTTTTCCACACTTGAAGAAGCTCGATTAGTGCAAAACTCTTCTAGATGATTGGTGAGTTGATCTTTTTTAGTTGTGCCGGTAGGTGGAGTAATTATTTCACGTACGCTAAGTAATTGATTTATAAGGATTTTCCAGTCTTTTAATTTCATACTAGGAGGATAAATTCCTATCCCTGCAATACAGGCTTCTTCAAACAATGATTGTTGTTTTAAATATTTAGCACTTGGAAGCTTAAGTCTTTTGCCATCTACATTTAAGTAATAATAAGGTTCTTCTAATTGAATTTCTTGAAGATCACTTAGGCTAGGAAAGGTTGGAGAATTTCCTATACCATATTTTCTTTTTCTACATAAATCTTTATCACAATAACTACACATGGGTTCATCTTTACATTTATAACCCCAATCCTGTTTTTCATGTTGACTTTTGACCTTGTCAATTTCGTTTTGTTCCAGTTCCCCTATCATATAATCTTTATGAAATTCAGAAACTCTCTCTTTCCAATTCTTCCATTTCTTTTTAGCAAAAACAGCATAATGAAATAAAGCTAAATTTCTATTTTTAGCAATTTTACTTTCTGCTAATATTTCTACACAGGGTGGACCATCAGAAAATTCCGACTCAGCTCTTTTTACTTTAATGCTACTAACGTTGCATTTTTTAAGGTCGGCTATCCCATAGAACTGTTCTAAAGTAGCTGCTGTTCCTTCTTCAGTAAAAGCATAACGTGTTGTTTTATCTCCTTGAAAATAAGGAAGATTTAAAAAGTTTCCTGTATCTTCTTCTGATTTTAATTCTATTTGTTTTGGAAATATTTCTGCATTACCAAATCCTAAGATAGCCCTAATCTCTAAGAGTTTATCTCTCATGATTTTAGCTTCTATGGATTCTGTTGAAAATAAAAAGATATGTGCTCCACCACTTTTAGATCTACATACTACAAGTGGAAGTCGTAAGGTTTGAATTTTTTTTAATAATTTTAAATGATCAAACCCAGCATAACTATCCACATCAATGCATCCCCATTTACATAAATCATTTTCATTGATAGGAATAATTCCTAAAGTTGGTTCAATTCCTTTTAAATGATTTTCAAAATGAGTTCTAGTTACGGCTTCTCTTTTTACGAATGATTTTGTTTTTAATTTAGTCCCATTTTTGGGAAGAGTATTAATATAAGTGCACCCATGTGCTCTTTTTAAACCTTCAAATATATTTATAAATCTATCTACCATTTTATCGCCTTTTAAAAGAGGCGACTTCCGCTTGGTTGTCGCCTCCCCCTTGCAAGACATTCACTTAGTGAATTCTTAGTATGGAACGTCTGTATTGGTTTCAGAAGGCGCTTGCTTGATTTTGACTTCCCCCTTGCTCAATCTTTGAGCAAAGTTCTTGGCAATTTCATAGGCGCCTTTGTCTTTGATGGCATCTTGTTTAGATACATCCCAACCATACCATGTTCCTTTGTCGTTAGACATTTGAACAGTTTTTAGCCTATAAATGTGGCTATATGTTGGCGGTGTAAATAAACCATTTTTACCCTTCATTTTGATGCTCATCATCATTGTGTTCCATTTTTTGCTAATCTTTAATTGAGTAGCTTTCATGGAAATCAAAGCAGTTGATGGCGTTGAACCCGATAATAAGACAACAAAATGGTTGGCTGTATTTTCAAGATAATTACCGTTTGGTAATCTATCTTTATTCATTTTGTCTCGAGTGGCTTCCTTAATGGCTCCACTGTTGACTTCATGAATTGCTACAGGAGCACCCATGCTTGTTCCTCTATCCTGCCATTCGACATACTGTCTTTTATAAAAGACAGGTAGTACATCGATCTCATTATAGAGTTCGGTTGTGACAGTATTATATATTTTGCCTGGTTCAGCACCAGTAGTATATTTACTGTTCTTCTTATTTACTTCGGGAGATAGTTGTCCCAAAACTTTCAGAAAAGGTAATGCAAGATCTTCTTGCATAATATTCTGAGAGCCAGCATTTGCATCGTCTTCAAAAATATTTGGAGCCAATGCGCCTGCTTGATCGCGTTTTACGATGTTCGTTTCTTGGTTCATGGTTATTGTTTCCTTGTTATTTTGGTTCGGTTTCCTACGAACACGTTAAAAATATCCGTTGGCATTTCTTTACCTGCCTCA